ATGAGATAGTTGCTGCCGTAATTCTTACGCTAGTGCCAACTAGGTAGAAGGTCAACTGCAAGGGAGAACCTCCCGTAGTCAATGCACCTGTCCTACTCACCACGTTCTTCCGTGGCTTCCAATACCCCTCCATGCGCCCATTCAGAGACTCCCTCACCTCACCCTCTTGGAGTTGGTTAAGTTGAAGCCTTTGGTTCACGCTCACAAACCCACGATCAGCGTCTTCGCCAATCGCAGCATCCATCGGGCTACCACTCTGGGCAAACTGGGACATTACGCGTAGTAAACAATCACCACACCGGATGTCAGAACCACGGAACTGAAGTTCCCGCCAATACCCAAGCCCGCAGGAAGGGTAATTGCCGTCAACCTCGATGAACCAGAAATGCTCCCAGACGCACTATCCACAGTAGCCAACACAGCGTCATTGACCACCTGAATCCAGCGGATCTTGCCAGTGTAAGTAGTTGCCGCAGTGGAAAGCACAATGCCTCCGCCTTGGCCTTGAAGGTCGTATGATACAGGACTCGCCATAATATATTAAAGTGTCACCAACGCAACACGCAATGGTTCACGCGCAAAGTAGCACATTACGCATCCTTGTCAAGCACATTCATTGTGGCAGCAGCTATACGACTCTCAGCGATCTTCATGTATTCCTCATCACGCTCGATTCCGATGAATTGAAAGCCTTCCAGCACCGCAGCCTTGCCCGTGCTACCACTTCCCATAAACGGGTCAAGCACGATACCCTCAGGAGGTGTAACAAGCCTGCATAGGTAGCGCATGAGGTCGGTTGGTTTGACTGTGGGGTGGTTGTTCTTCGACGGGTTGAACGGTCGGTTGTCGCGTTCTGGTATGCACGCGCCATCTGTGGCCCATTCTTTGTCGGGGAGTCCGTCACACCCATCGTCTCGATCCTTCTTGCTCGCCTTCGCGCAGTAGAAGAAACGGGCGGCGGAGTTAAGTAGAGAGTCTACCTCGTCGCTGCCGTCGTGGACCAAGTTGGCGGGCCAGCGGCCGCTGGCGTCGGACTTTGCGTCTCTGGCATAGTTGCCACCGCTCATCGCCCGGTTCTCGGAAGCCTTAGAGCCAGTCAGGCTCCAGCCCGACATGTCGCCCTTGTCTCTGCCTACCCGGCACCCATCCACATTGATCGCCCCCGTGCCATGCTCCAGCACGTTCGCTGCTACCGTCTTTTCACCAAGAGGCTTGCGGGCTACGGTGATCGGCTCTAGGGCGGGTTTAAGCGCGGTGCCCCATCCGTCCCACTGGCGGGCTTCGGCGGTAGCGGGGGCAGTAATAAACTTGCTGTTTGAATCTGGGTCTAAATGATGTGGCCTTTCCCATCCTTCTCGGCGGGGGCAGTCTCTAGCTGATTTCTTGCGGCCTATACGCTCCCGCTCAGCCCCCGCCGCCTTATCAATCGCTTTCGACACATCTAGCGACTTAGGAAATCCGCTACCATACACCCACGCAATCATATCCCGTATTTCAAATCCAGCATCCTCAATCCTCACTGCCATCCGATGCTGCGTCCTCGTCCCCGCAAACGCCAGTAAATGCCCTCCCGGCTTCAACACCCGCAAACACTCAGCCCACACCTCCACACTCGGCACATCATGATCCCACTTCCTCCCCATGAAACTCAACCCATACGGAGGATCAGTAACCACACTATCAACACTATTGTCAGGCAACTCACGCAACCGCTCTAAGCAGTCTCCCAACATCAACGATACCCTACTTGCGCTCTCAGTCATTCACCCTCCTACCCGCAAACTCACAACACGTCAATCCCCGTTAGCAAAAAATTGCCGGGCAGGCTTATCGCTAGGGATTTTTCACCGCGCCAGAAATTCCAGCCCCCTCCCCCCCTACTGCACCCAGCTTGCATTAGCACGTGACTTGCGAATGAAACTCCCGTTTAAAGCAACGTGTGAAAGAACGTCACGAGTTGAATCCTTAGCAATCCAGTAATGTATCGCGCCATGTTAAACGCTCGTTTGAATCACCCGCTTGCCCAGCTTATCGCACGTAGCTTGCACTTGCTTATTTGTTGCGATTGCGCATTGCTGTGCCAAGTGACACGTTAGAGAGACGTTAGACTAAAAGAGCTTTGAATCTCTCGCCCTTGCCATGGTCCCATAATCACGTCCGACGCGGCAGAATTGATCCTCGCGAGATTCCCGCTTTCGGTGCTGTTTCATGTCCATTTCTAACCGAGCTTGACACGTTTCCGAATATCTGATTATAATCCCTCTGGAAGAGAGACAAGGATTCGATTCTTTCCCACGTGACTATCCTTCGTCGGAGCGGAGCGGAGACGGGACAATTACTATCAAGGGTACATTACTATCGTACGGCGGAGCGGAGCGGAGACTGGTACGGCACTTTGCTTGGGTTTATTGTTATCGTACGTTATGTACGCGCTTGGGTTTATTTTGTGGCGGGGGGAATGGATTTCAGGATTGGTTTCCCGGAGCCGTTCCATTTGCTTGTCTTGCTTGCTCTTCCCTAGTCCCTGCTAAATCCCGACAAGCGACCAATAGGGAATCACGCTAGACGCTGTGCTATCCTCTTGGAGTCCTAGGCGGCGTCTTTTGTACTAGGTTATTTGCCTGCGTTCCGGCTCGTTTGCTCGTGGTCCTGATTTCCCTTGGCTTGGCAAACCCTTGCATTTCCTAGGATTGCGGCAAGCCTTGAAACTATTTTCAGATTTTATGAACTATTTCTTGTCAATTTGATTTCCGGGCCGTAGTGTCTTCTCAGTTGCAAGACGCAACGCAACGCATCACCGCACTCCAAACCATGAAAACTACCACCATCGCAAACCTTCGCATCGGGGATTCTGTCCGCCTCTCGACCCCATGGAGCGACGGGAGCACCGTTAGCTACTGGGCAACCTGCTACCGCATCGCGGATGACGGGCGGGCGGCAATCCGCATCCCGGACAAAGTCATGGCGCTTCGTTTCCCTCCATTTCCCAGTAATCGGGTTCTGATTAAAAACGAAATTTGCGCGGCTGCAATTAAGCGCGCATAATACTCACAAGCGGGTCCGATCCCCGCTTCACACACACACCTAAAACGATGAAAATAACGATGAAAACTTATCAAGAACGATTTGCCGCCGCTTACGATTATTGGATTGCTCAAGATGCCCCACCGTCTGCCGCCCGCGACCTTGCACGTGACCAGATTGATTTTGAAGACGAGCAAGCAGTAGGTGAGCGGAACTCGTGGAAAGGCTCAAACGACAGCCTGCCGCTTCACTCCTACTGATCCCCGCTTCACACACACACACACACACACAAAACGATGACCAATATCAAATACTCCATTTTTATATCTTTCAGCTCCCGCGTCAATGGATGGACGTGGGAAGCTTGGGATGGTTCCAAGATACTAGGACGCAACAAGCGGGAGGGGCTGTCACAGAATGATGCTTATTTTTTCTCAAATCTCTGGATTAAACGTCAAATAGCATGGGACAAGGCTGCGGCCTAATCCCCTCACAAGCGGGTCCGATCCCCGCTTCACACACACCCACACACACAAAACGATGGAAACAGAAAACAAAACTGTGACGCTTGCCGGAATCCAATTCCTTCCCGCTGAAATCCGCGCCGCAATTGGTGAGGGCCGGGAATGGCTTGCCAAGGGCCGGAAGCTTTACTTTGTCAGTCATTCCGAAAACGCGGGATTATCCGCCCGTCCCGTTTATAAGGAGCGGGGCAGCTTGCCGCTTGTGGCGAGGGGAAGATTTCGACTCATGACGGCGCTAGAAGCAAACTCTCTTATTTGCTTCGAGCTTTGCCTTGCATTGGAAGGGGGGGCAAAGTGAATTCCTCCATCTTCATCATTCCTGCCTTGTTCCTTGTCGCAATGGTCGCAATCTTCGGATGGCGCAAAGCACCGGGAATCTTCCTTGGAATCATGGCCGCTTGTGCCGTGATTTACTGCGCCGCCGCAATCCTTCACGCTTGAACACATGAACGAAAGAATTAAAGCGGCGAAATTTTTTGGCTTGGATAAATGGCCTAAAATAAGAATTTCTGCCTTAAAACTAGCGCTGCAAGAAACCCTTCCCGCCGACCCGGACAAAGCCAAGATCGCAAGAATAAACAAAAGGTTCCAGACCGGGCGGGCTTTAGCTTTCTATGCAGACAATCAAAATTTGTTCTGGTGAATAAATTAGAATTTTATTCTAGACTACCGGCAATTAATCGCCAATCTCTTCACAAGACAAGCGCGGCCCGCGATGCAGGGCGAACCTCACAAATCAAAACAAATTAACTACGATGAAAACGACACTTAGCACCTCAGACATCACGCACGCCCTCAAGTCAGACGAAAATGCCGCTTGGAGCTGGAACGGGGCGCGGGCTCTGGCGGAATACCTTGAACAGCTTGAAGAGGACACCGGCGAGGAAATAGAGCTAGACGTTTGCGCCATTCGCTGCGATTTCGCAGAATATGACAGCCTTGAGGCGTGGGCGGGCGACTACGGAATGCAAGAAGACAGCCTAGATGACGGCAGGGAAGACCGGGAAGATAATATCCGCTCATTCATTCGCGATAATGGCCAGCTCATAGAGTTTGACGGCGGCGTCATCGTTTCCAGCTTCTAAACACTAACCCGGCGAGGTTCAACCCATCGCCAATACTTCAAAACATGAAAACAACATCATTCAAGGCAATTTATGAAGGCTCCGGCGAAGACAAGGGGAAATCCTTCACATGGAAATTCTACCGGGACCCAAAATATGGGTGGACGCTTACAGACTACAACGGATACGAAAGGACACTGGAAAAAACATGGATTGACTCCCTGCCAGTGATCCGGCGCATCCTATCAAATCACGGCATGACTTGCCCGCTATCCTAAATTCCGAAACGCCTGCGGGCGTCTGACGGTCACTCCGTCACTGACGAGGAAAACAAACCAAACGAAACGATGAAACACACACACACACCCGGACCTTGGCACATTGGAAAACGGGCGGCAGACGTTGCAATCTACGGCCCCAAGGGGGAAGAAGTCGCGAAGATCCTTGGGTTTTTCAATGATGACGGGGAAAACAAAGCAAACGCTCGCCTGATTTCAGCAGCTCCTGAATTGCTGGAGGCTTTGCAAGGATTGCTGCACGGGTCTCGGAAGGTTACCAGTCAAGAGGATTGGAACGCGGAACGGGAAGAGGCAAGCACAACGGCACGCGCCGCAATCGCAAAGGCAACGGGAAAGGAGGACGCATGAAAATCGTTTACATCAAAGTCGATGGCGGGAGAATCGCCAGAAACCCCATAACGGGCAGTTGGTTCGTTTACCTTGGCGACAAGTTGGCGGCGGATTTTATTTGTGAAAGCAAACGGGATGCAATCGCAACGGCGAAAGAAAGGGGGGCAGTATGAACTGGCCATGCACACGATGCGGAAGCCGTAACTGGCCTGATCCTGACAGTTCTTGCCAGCTATGCAATGACAGGAGGGAAGAACCCGATGAAGCCCTTGGCGACCCCTTGGAGGCGCGAGAACAGGCCCTTGAGAGGTTCACCCGTGATGGATGCTGGTTCACTTCCTCAATCAGATGGTGGGTTTGGATCAACAAGCAAACCGACGAAGACCTTCACCCGGCAGTGATGGCGGAACGGCTCGCATGGCTGCACACTGAGGCTTGCCGGGAGGCTTGGCAGGACTTGGAGAAACCACCTTCGCATTACGCATGGGCGGACGTTTGCGCCCTAGCAGGCTTTGACATGGCAAAACATTACAGGAAAACAAACCAATAGAAAATAAACAAAATGAGAAAGAATAAAGGCGAAAGCAGCAACCAATACGGGCAGGGGGACGTGAGTCTTTGCGTTCTACGTGCAAAATGGAAACAAGAAAATGGGGTAAGAAAGAGCATTGATCCGACCCTTTTCATTTCAGGGGCTTATGGTGGAATCAGTCGGAAGTTTGCCGCTGGAATCATTCGCCAATTCCGGCGAACCGATACGGCAATCAAAAGCCTCGGAAACCCAAGCAATACAGGGAAATGATTACCAATTTTGACAGGCTTTTAAGCGAAACCGCCGATGTTTTCGGGGTTTCCCCTGAGGACATCCTAGGACCGAAAAGGACAAAATATGCGTCCTTGGCTCGTCATGTCGTCATGGCGTGCTGGTCAGATTATCACCCATATCAGGACACGGCGAACCGTTGCAACAGGACTTGTCACAGCACGGTTATTTGGGCGCGACAAAGGATTTTGAACCAAGCCGAAATGAACGTTTCCTTCGCCAAGATGCTCACAAATATTTCAAGCCGCTGCCAATACGGCGCAGAACAGGAACCCGATGAAAAAGCAAAAGAAATTGAAATTTGAGCTTGAAACCGGATCGAACCCGGCTAAAACAGGCGCGTCTGACACAATGAAATCGAAACCGAAACCGAAACCGAAGCCGCCTCATCGAGTAGATGAAAATCTTGGATTCTGCGATCACCTTCAATACATCATCGGATTGGATTCACGGTTTTCAGAATCATATGGACGAGATTTTGACAAGATGAGAATTGGGAAAATTGAGAATAGCAAAAGATACCTTGGCGGAGGATGCTGGCAAAGTATCGAAATGAGATAAGACACAAAACAAAACAAACGAAAATGAACCTAGAACACAGCACACCAGAATTGTTTGCTTCACTTGCCAAGATGCAAGGCGAGGTTGAGAACGCAACAAAAGGAAGCCTAAATCCGCACTTCAAGAGCCGATACGCGGACTTGGCGGAGGTTTTGAACACCGTTCGCCCGGTGATGGCGGCAAACGGTCTAAGCGTTATTCAGTCGCCATCATTCGATGGAACCAGAGTTAGCGTCACCACTACGATTTGCCACTCAAGCGGGGGATATGTCAGCGGTGAAATCTCATGCGTCCCGGCAAAACATGACGGGCAAGGCGTTGGAGCCGCCACCACGTATCTCCGACGCTATGCCCTCGCCGCATTCGCGGGAGTAGCTCAGGAGGACGACGACGGGCAATCAGCTACGACTACGCAGCGGGTCGCTTATCCTAAAATCACGCCGGGCGGAGTGGCCTTGATTAAAAGCGAATTAGAAGAACTAGCGATTGACGAGGCCGCATTTTTAAAACATTACGGCGTGACGACAATTGCGGACATCACAACCGACAAGGTTGCGCTTATTGATAGGGCATTCGCAGCAAAACGGAAACCGAAAACAACACCCGAAAGCCTAAACGCTACTTTCGAGGCGATAGCTAAAAACATCAAGACGAATTGAATCATGAAACCATACTTCTACATCTATCGAGTCGGCGGGAGCCATCCGAAGACCAAACATTTCACCGTTGAATCCGCTATCAGAGAATCCAACCGCCTTGCCGCCCAACACCCCGGAGAGACGTTTGAAATCCTGATCTGCGTTGCCACCACCCGCTGCACCACGCCCGCCACCTTTTGGATGGATGGCGTCAACCCAGAAAACCTACCATGAGATCTTATTACGACCCAGAAGACGACAGTTTTTGCGACAAGACTGACCGCTACGAGCGGCTGATGGACCTCGCCGACCAACTCCGCGACGAGGCGAAAGACAGAGAGATCGAGGATGCCGAACCAGAACAATTTCGCGGTATCGAGTGATGCCGTAAAAATCCTCCCGTGCTCAAGTGAGCGGCGGATTATGACACTTATCTTGTGGGAGTGGGAGTCATAGACGCAGCGGGAGGAACCAACTTAACCAAAACAAACGAAATGAGAGTTACACACACACCGTTTAAAACGAAAACCCGCGCAATCGGAAGCGACTTAGAAATGACGCTAGCATTGCTTGGCGCATTAAATAACCCGAAACAAAGCAAACTCAGCAAACTAGGCAAGATCGCCACAACCATTACAAAGCTATTCAAATGAAAGTGTATGCAGCACATTACGAGTCAACGGCCAATTTGTTTAAGGGGACTCTTCATATCGAAGCCGAAGACCACAAGGAAGCAATGCTGAAATTCTTCAAGTGGGTTCAGACAAAAGAAGTTTGGGGCCATTTATGGAAAATTAACGTCAGCATTCAAGAGGCAGAGCAAATCGAAACAATATGAAAATCGAACAAGGACTAGGCAAAACGTATTACGAGCGCACAGCGACCCCTTCAGACCCCAAAGCGGGGCCTGTGTCAAAGTCTCTGCTGTGGGATTTCAACAAGTCTCCGTTTAAATGGCGGCACAGCAAGCCAAGGGAGGCATCGAAGGCTATGGATCTGGGTACGCTCATTCATGCCGCAACGCTGGAGCCGGAAACCGTGGAAGACATCATCGCGATTTCTCCCTACGCAGATTTCCGCACAAAGGAAGCCCGCGAGTGGAAAGCGGAACAAACTGAATCTGGCAAAATCATCACGTCACGAGACGAAATCGACAAGGCACTCTCAATCGCAGAGACCGTCACGGATGACTACCTTGCCCATTTCGCCGCTAAATACCAAACTGAGGTTGCTGTTTTCGGCAAGATCGGGGCAACAGAGGTAAAAGGACTAATAGACATCGTGCCGGATGGGTTGGACTGCCTGATGGATCTCAAGACTACCGGAGAGATTGGAAGCCTAGAATCCCTCCAGCGGGTTATCGTCAACCGGGGCTATCACTGGCAAGCGGCACTCTACCTTG